TTATTCCTCGTCGTCCTTAGTCTGCCGTTCTGCGGCTTTCTTCCCGGCGGCCAGCAGTTTCAGCAGGCCATCAGGGACATCGGCACCCATGTGGGCAGCGTTCTCGGCGATGGAGCCGAGCTCGGTAAAAATGTACCACACCAGCACTATCGGCAGGATCAGGCTCTGGTACGTAATGCCCAGGCCGGGCAGGTTGGCGACCGCGATGCTGAGCACAGCATCGGTCAGCGCGGCCACAATGACCACGACCAGCATGCCGGCCTTGTGCCAGATGCCAGACCGTGCGACGGCGCTGGACCACTCTCCCCTGCTGGCGGCGGCCGCGCTGCCGCTCAGCCAATCCAGCGCCATGCAGGCCGCCCAGGCCATCACCAGCCAGCCCAGCCAGCCGAATGCCGCGGTAAAGGCACCGCAGGCGGCTGCAATCACCGCCTTGACCCACAGGAAAATGTTGTCGTCTTTCATGGTTTACTCCTTTCGTTCACGCTGCCTGCGCGGTGCCCTTGGCACCTACGGCGGACAGCTTGTCCAACACGGCCTTGGCATCGCCCTGGGTGATGGGGCCGACCTCGATGTTCTGATGCGCCATCTCGGCATCGCTGAATTCTGCCCAGTACAGCCGCATGGCCACCAGCTGCAGCTGGATCGCAAGGCTGAACACCGCCATGGCCTGGGCGTTGGTCAGGTTGCTGGCACAGATGGTCTGCAGCGTGGAGGCGGCAGGCTTGTCCTCGGCCGGGCGCTCGACCGCATGCTCACCGGGACCGTAGGTGTAGACGCTGCTGCTGGCGGTGGTGAAATCATCATCCAGCCAGGTCAGCGGGTTGGTGCGCTTGCCACTCAGCAGCACCTCGAAGTGCAGGTGCGCGCCAAAAACGTTGCCGGTGGCACCGCTGTAGCCGATCAGCTGGCCCTCTTTGACCTTTTCTCCCTTGGCAACAATGAACTTGAACAGGTGGGCGTACCGGGTAACGAGGCTCTGCTGCCTGTAGTCGGCGTGGCGGATGTCCACGTAGTTGCCGTAGCTCTGCATGCTGCGCTCGTCGGTGGTGTGGCCGTCCCACAGCTGGGTGGCCGACACCGTGCCGTCCTCTGCCGCGTAGACCGGGCGCACGGCGGTGTTGCCGATCTGGGTGCGCAGGTCGATGCCGTTATGGCTGCGGCCGCTGTTGTAGTGCCAGCCCTGGGTCAAAATGTGCTGATCCAGCGGCCAGCGAAGTAAAACTTCTTCGTTCGATAATCTCATTTGAAAACTCCTTTTTTATGTTCTCAGCCACCAGTTCATGACAACGTCCGAACTGGGCTTTTCTTCTACCAACGCCGTGATGGTCCCGGACCCGGTGTAGACCAGGCCCGCGTTGATCTTGTCCATCGAATCGGCGAGGATCACATCGGTGGCGAACACGCCGGTCTTGTTGGTCGAGCCGAGGCTCAAGAACATGCTGTTGGCGGTCAGGGTCGGTGCGACCGAGATCTTCTTCGAGGGGTACACGGTCTGCTTGTAGGCAAAGCCCTGGGCTTGCTCATCCGTGGAGGCGGTCGTCCAGCTGTCCACGTAAAAGGTGGCGTAATACTCCCACGGCAGGGCAACGTAGAGGACTTTGTTCTGCACTGGGTTGGCACTGGTGCCGGACAGCGTGCTATCGACCGTGGTTTTGTTGGCACCTGATTCAATGCCACTCAGCTTGGAATACTGGGTCGAGCTCATCAGGCCATTGCTGGAGGCCGAGGCCAGGCCGTAGGTCGTATTGGAACTCGGGATGCCCAGGTTGGTGATGTCGCTTTTCTGCACAGCAGAAACAGCGATGACGTGCCCCAGGCTGTCCACGGTGATTTTGTACAGGCCGCTGGCCCGGGCGGTATGCGTGGGGTGAGTGTACTTGTTCGCGCCCTCATCAATGCCTTTCAGCTTTGTCACGGCGCTGGGCGGCATTAGGCCAGCGGTCGTTTCCGTGGCCTCGGGAATCGTAACGGATTCACTAGCGGGTGTAACGTAAAGTACATCCTCATCCAGCGTACCGGCCTCTTTCATTGCTTCATACTCATCCTGAGATACGGCAACAACCAACTTTTTTTCAGGGGTAAAATATAATTGATTGGGGTCGATCTGGTTATTCTTTTTCGCATCTGCATACTGCTCCGCGGTAAGAATGTTCATTGTGAATTCGCCAATCGTTTCTGTAGTCTTTGCCAAAATCTCACCCCTTTACGTAATTGGTATCAGTGCTAAACAAGTTTGCAATGTCACTCTGTTCTACCCAAATACCGCTTACTTTTTTGTAGACCTTGGATACGTTCACCCAGCTGCCATTTACCTTAGTGCTCAGCACAGGGCCAGAAGATCCGCCGCCAGTGTAGTCTACAGTCAGATCAGCACCGTAAAAACGCAAAGTATGGCTGTTGTTTGCGGATAGCGAGCCGCGTGTACAGGTAATCAGCAAGATAAGATCGTCCAGGCTCTCACGATCCCACCAGCCGGTATCGTTAAAAGTCTGAGCCACTGGGGATGTTCCCAACTCAATTTCGCCGCTCAACCCGGCCGTGCCGCAATACAACTGCGCAACACCGCTCAAAATATACGGTGACGCATTCGAGATTCTGGCCTTTATCTTACAAGAGATAGAATTGATTTTGGCATCTGTCGGAATCTTTGACACATCAAATTTGACTGCCAGCTTAGAAACCGCACCACCACCTTTGTTCAGGTTTAGCACCGCAAAGGTGTCACTGCTTGAACTGGTAAGGCCATTTGAAAGCGGATAAGACGTGTCTACAGAAATATACGATGAGCGTTGACCATCGTATCCTGCAGGAACCAATGTTACACTTGCCATACATTAGCCCCCAGTCTGCAAATACAAATCGCCATTGCTGCCGGTCGAAGAACTGGGCTCGGAACTACCGGTGTAATACCTCTGGATCACCACAGAACCAGGCACACCGAAAATGGTCTTGCCGGATAGAATATTGCTTCCAACAAGATTGCTGTCACCCTTGATCGTCTGAGTTCCGCTCAAATACTGTCCGGAACCAATCGTCTGATCGGAGGTTCCCGGAGTGTAGGTCTGGGCGGATTTCTTGGTGACTTTGCTTCCAATGTAGGTAGAAGAAACGGCGCCGACCGTAACCTTAGTCAAACCGTCGTAACCAGTATCAGGGGTTACGGTTTGCTGGCTCTCGGTTGGCACGACTGATTTCTCTTGCATCTGTGCGGCACCGGCACCCGCGAAAATACTTACTTTTTCGCTTCCTAAGTAAACGGGCATATTCTCACCACCTGCAAATTTTAATCGTTGTCTGCGCTTCGGGTGTGGCCCAGCTGCCATCGCCGCACAGGTACTTCTTTTCGTCCCCGGCAGCGGGTGGCGGTACCAGGCCGGATGTGCCCGCGCCCTCGGCACTGGCCCCGGTGAACACATCCGGGGGCGTATATTCGCCCTCGATCTGTTCCCCGGCCGCATTGTGGGCGGTGTGTCCGGCCAGCAGGGTGGCCCTGGTCACGGTGTCCCCGGTCAGGTCCAGCAGGGTCTCACTGCCCAGCATCACCTTGTTCACCGCCATGGTTAGCCCCCCCACCGTCAGGGTCTGGCCGCCGGCGGCATTGTCCACGTAATTGGTCGGGATGGCCGCCACCGTGACCTGCGACAGGCAGTTGTAGTCTCTGTCGGGCAGGACGGTCTGCTGCTCAAAGGTCGGGGTCACGCTCTTAGCCTGGGGCTTCATGCCCTCAGAGGAGGACATGGAACCCTCCACGCCCAGGATGGTGACACCCTCGCGGATGTTGGCAGGCACCAGCTTGGCCTGCTCGGTCTCATCGATTTCAGCGCTGCCGCTGCCATCGTGGAAGCCCATGGGGATGGTGTACTTGCCGTCCTTTTGGGTGATTTTCCCGGCTACGGCCCCGTTGTTGGGCATCGTGCCGGTCAGCTTGGCACCGCGGGCGTAGGCGGTCTTGCCCTCCAGCATCTCGGCCACGGCGGCGGTGGCATCTGAAGAGTCCACGTCCTTGGTGTTGGTGCCGGTGATGGGCGCGCCGGTCTTATCGTGGGCAGTAATGCCCTTGGCCAGCTTGTCCGGGGTCACGCTGTCGGCGGTCAGGTCGAGCTTGACCTCTTTGCCGATGATGACTTTGTTTACATATTGGTTAGCCATTGAAATATTCATCTCCCATAATCAGGGTCACGCCGCCGCAATCGTTGGAGACCTCGTACCGGGGAATCTTTCGCACGGTCACATCGTCCGGCATCAGCTTGTCTTTGGTTTCCAGGCGGGTCTCCTCGTAGGTGCGCGGGGTCACGGTGGTCTCGCCCTTGTACTGCGGCGCGGTGGATAAAATGGTGGTCTGCCCCAGGTCGGCGGCCAGATCGGCATCGGTGCCAAACTCCACCACAAAGGCGGAGGGTGCGGCAAACTGTACGTCTAACGTCATGTAAGCACACCATCTTTCAGAATCTGGCTGACCGGCACACGGAACACCTGTGAAGCCATGCGGGCAGATCCAACGCCAACGCGCAACTGAATTTGCAATTCCGTGTCCCCGCGAAGCTGCAGCGTTTCCTCCTCGGTCAATGTGCAGGAAAGTACATTACCGGACATCGTCACGTCCGGCAGGCCGCGCTCAAACAGCAGTTCGCCGCCCTGTTTGAACGCAACGGACAGCATTGAGATGGTCTCGCACTCGATGGGCAGCGTAAAGGTAAAGGTCGGGGTCGTACCGCGATACATATCACACCACCTCGAACCACTCGGTATCGGTCAGCGCCGGGGCCGCGCCGTCCTGCAGGGCCACGTACAGTTTGTCGCCGTCGGTGTAGTAGTAGCCGGTGCAGACGGTCATGCCGTCCACCCAGTACAGCGGGCGGTCGTTGGTTCCGTAGGCGTTTGGGTCTTCCTGCAGTTCCCACGCAAACCCCGCCGTGCCGCTGTAGGTCGGCACCCACTTGTAGCCCAGCTTCGGGGGCATGGTGGGCTTGGCCTCGGTGGGGATCTCGGCCAACATCAGGGAGAGTTTGGTCGCATCGTCCAGCACAATGGTGCTCGCCTCGATCTCCGCCTGCTGCCGCTCGGCCAGTTCGGCCACGGTGTAGCGGTGGTACAGCTGGCAGTCCTCGTACACATCGTAGCCGGAGATGATGTGCTCAAGGCCTTTGGGGTCGTCCTCGGTGACAGTGCCCTGCATCACTTCCCGGCTCTCCGGCACATGCTCGGCAACCCGCCTGGCGGTGTAGAGATAACCAGCGGACAAGTCGGGAGAGGTCAGTTCCTCGTTGGTGATTTCATCGTAGATTTTCATTTTGTACCTCGTTATTTGTAGACGTAAATTTCTACAGTTAAGGACAGACTGTTGGCATGGAAGTCATACTGTGTATATGTCCCCTTCAGGGTTAAAACCGAGTTGGAAAAACCGGTAATTTCCAAATTCGTGAAACTACGGCTTTGCTTTTCGGCAGGGCTGGAAGTAAAACCGGAAATACGAACGAAAAAGTCCTCCGCCTTTTTTCCTGCCACATTAAATTCTGAAAGGTCATACGTCTGAAACGAGCTTGTGGCGGTACTGCTGCCGTTAATAGGTGTAAATGTAACGGTCGTAAGCAGCTGCAATTTTTTGCCGCCCGGTGTTCTCGGTGACATTCCCATAAAATCACTCGCTTCCATTAAGTTGTAAGTATAATCAATGTTGCAGATGCTGTAGAATAATAATCCATGTACTGACTGGGGATACTGATGACATCTCCTGCACTTAATTTTTTTTCAAGGTCAAAACCGTTGTTAATAAAAGGACCGAAAATTGTAGCATCGTTGCATTTCAAATAAGCCTTATAGGCGGAATCTCGTGCCTGCACCCAGCCAATAAGCCGATATGTACCCGCTTTTTTAATATGGATTTCAAAAGCGCCATCTGAAGCGGTTGCCAATTTCTCGTTACAGTAAAGTGCCTTAATGCTTGCCGACCCTGTTCCGTATTCATAGATTTGTGCAAGCATTTTCCCTTTTGCGTTCTCACCCGGAATCCTCGGTGCCACACCCATCAGCAGCCACCCCGCGCAGCACATGCCGCAGATTTCTTACGGGGGGGGGGTAAAACTACATACAAACGAATGTTTCATGCTAAACCTCCATCAACTTTGAATGACCCACCGCGCCCGGATTTCGGCGGTGGGCTTTTCTTTTACCTTAACCAGCACTGAATTGTACGCCGTGACCGTCACGCCGTCGTTGATGATGTCCTGCACCTCGTCCAGCACATCATCGGTAGCGGGCACCCCGGTCTTGTCGTAGCCAATGCCGGACAAAAACTCGCTGGCAGCCGTCACCACCGGCGCATGGCTATTTGCGCAGGTCAGCGTAGCCGTCTGCTGGTACAGCAGACCTTTGGCCTGGTCGGCGCTGCTGCAAGCCGTCCACCCGTTCAGCGTAAGCCTGGCATAATAGATGTTGGAAACCTTGTCAATTGCCTTAAAAATATCGGTCTGCCGCCCCTGCGGGTCATAGGTCGCTCGCATCATGGCCGAGGTTCCGGCGTTCAGCTGGTTCAGTTCGGCTTCGATTTTCTGCAAAAACGCTTCAAAGGCGGTTTCCATCACGCTGGTGTCTACCGCGTCGATGGTATCCCGCATCAGGCCGCAGACGCTGCCATCCAGCCGCAGGTCTACCACGTTGTCGGCGCTGATCTTAGTAGCGCCGGTTGGCCGGGTCACCCGGTACAGGAAGATCTCGTCATAGTCGTCACTGCGCCGCAGGCTGGGCAGCGTGGGGCTGGCCGAGGCCGTACCCTTGCGCACTTCCAGACCTGCGGTGTTGGCGTTTTTGTCGTACACCAGGGCAATGGCATCCCAACGGGGATTCACGCCGTCGGCATCCTCAAAGGTCAGGGTCACATCGCCCTGGCTGAACGGGAACGCCGCCCACTGATCGCTCACGTGGATGCAGCCCACGCCCTTGCCCACAGTGACCGTATTGTTGCCGTTGGTTTTGGCGGCAAAGCTGTCGGCGTTCAGCACGCCGCGGCTGCGGGCCGCATAGGCTGCGCCCAGCGCCACGCTGGTATACTGCTTATTGTCCAGCGGCCAGCAGATAAGCTCGGTCAAAGTACATCACTCCTTTTTAAAGGTAAAGTTGTCAAACACAGGGCAAAGGCTGCGCCCGGTGCTTTCGTAGATGATCTTGATGCTGGCCACCCGTGCGGTGGCTTCCAGGCCGATCTCCTCCACCCGCACCGGCACAATATCGCCCAGGGCGTAGTCCTGGCCGTAGATCATCTGGCTGTCGGCGGCGGTACATTTCAGCTGCCGGGTCCCCAGGTGATTGGCCAGAGCTGCGCGGGCATAGTTCTGCACGGCGGTCTGGTATTCGGTTTCGGTGTAGGTTTTCTCGGTGGTGCTGCCGTCCGCGTTCTGCACGGTGTATTTGTGCTTTACGCTGCTGCCGTCCACCCACAGCTCGTGCCGGGCATTGCCGGCGGCTGTGATGTCCCCTACCTCGCAAAAATACCGGGTAAAGCTGTCCCCCTCGCTAGGTTCCTCGCCGCCGCACAGCACCACATTGGCGTAGTCGCTGGCATCCTCGGTATAGGTAGGGCTGGAAAGGTTCTGCATCCGGGTCGAAAAGTAGCCCATGTACAAATCGCTCCCCGGTGCGCTGCGGTCCTTGCCCTGCAAAAGTTCCAGCGTTTCACTGCCGGTGGCCGGGTCAAAGGCGCAGCGCAGGCCAAACCCGCCGGTCTCGGCCAGCTGGGTCATGGCATCCAGGCAGGTCACCCATTCAAGGTCCACTGCCCCACAGGGGGCAGCAAAATCAGCGGCATCCGGCAAGGCCACTTCCAGCTCGCGCAGGTTAGCACGGCACAGGTCCAGCAGCCCTGCGGCTGCATCGGTCACAGTGGTCTTGCCCTTGGCTATCCGCTGGACAAACCGCTGCAGGGTAAACTTACCCCGCACGGTCAGCTTGCGGGCATCGCTGTCCAGTTCCGTGGCTACGATCAGCGCGGCCAGGCCGGGGGTGTCCGGGTTGTACAACACGGCCCCCTGCACCAGCATGGCGCGGTTGGCGGCAGTGGCGCCGCACACCAGCTTGATCTCGCCCACATCGGCAAAGGCCGGGGCCCACTGCAGGCTGTTGGCGCTGTCCACCATGCCTACGCGCTCCCCGTTCTGGTACACATACAGGCGTAAAGCGTCAGACACCGGCCGCCACCCCCTTAGGTGCCGTCACCGTGGCAGTCAGATTCTCGCGGCCCTCGTCAGCGGTCAGGCGCAGCACATTGTCGCCGGGGTCCAGCGTCATCCACAGGTCGCTGTCGTAGTCCAGCCAGCGGAACCCGTTTACCTCAGTACCATCGCTCTGGCGGTAGGTGCAGCCACGGGAACCATCCACCGTGGAGATGATGGCCGATTCACCGGGCAGCATTTCCTTGTTCAGTTTCAGGTAGCTGCGCTTGCCGTTGTGCCACAGCATCGGGTTCTTCACGCGGGCCGCAGCGGTCAGGGTCAGCACAAACTCGGTCTCGGTGCTGCCGCTGTTCACCACGGTAGTGTACACATCTTTTTTGTATTTGCTGATGTACCAGCTGCCGGTGGTCGAGACAGGGGTCGGGAACCAGCTGCCCTCCAGGCCGCCCAGCATGGTGGCTGCCGTTTCCACGGTGCGCCAGTATGGGTACGCTGCTTTCAGTTTAAACTGAAAGTTCAAAAGGTGTTCCCCGCCGCTCACATCCGGGGTATGGGCGGGCAGCACATCCAGATACCAGGTGGTATCGCCAACGGTTTTCAGCCAGCGGGCGGCCTCTTTGGGGCGGATGAGCCGCTTCAGCAGCGCCTCGTTGGCATCCAGGTCCCGCAGGATGCTGCCGGTCACGGTCAGGCTGCGGCTGCCTACGGATTGCCCCGTGATGGTCTTGCCGGTTTGCCCGGTGGATTGCTGCTCGGTCATTTCCACGTCCAGGCCGTCATCGCCGGTCAGGTTCGTGATCCAGAGATCGCTGTCCACGGCAAAGCGGATGGTGCTGCCGTCCGCCGCCTGAAAAGCATATACAGGCACGGTCCTTGCCATGCGCACCTCCTTACGGGATAGCCCATTTCAAACGCTGGGCCATGGATTCCGCCTCCCGCGTCAGTTCCGATTCGGACAGGCTGTCGTGAGTGTGGAACTCGTTGTTCAGGTTTACGGTCATACCGCCCGGCTGCCAGGTATCGGCAGTGTTGCCAAAGCGGTTGTTGCTGCGCAGTGTACCGGCCACAGCTACCTGCATCGGCTCGGCCGTCGCGCCCGAAAGCCTCTCCGCCGCATCCTCGACCATCCACAGGTTGTCGGTAATGCCGCGGGAAAGCCCGGCCATAAAATCAGGCATCCACTGCTCATACATCCGTAGCGGGCCGATGTCCGGGCGGGAAAAGTGCATGTAGGAGGCAATCGCCGAGGCTACGTTTTTCACGGCCCCGACTACAGCCCCGATGGAGCCGGTAATGCCCTTGACCAGCCCCATGATCATATCCTTGCCCCAGCCGATAAACTTAGCGGGCAGGCTCTTGATGTAGCTGATGCCGCCCTGCATTACCGAGGTGAAGCCGGATTTCAGTGCGCCGCCCATGCCCTGGATGCCGCTGCCCAGCAGCTTGATGACGTTGCCGCCCAGTTCGATCCAGTTAAAGGCGGTAATGACATTGGCAACCGCCAGCAAAATTTGCGGAATGTTCGCCACCAGCGTGGGCACAGCCTGGATCAGGCCCTGCCCCAGCATGATGATCAGCTTTACCCCCGCTTCCAGCAGCTTGGGCGCGTTGTCGTTGATGATGCCTGCAATATCGGTCACAATGCCGGGTATGTAGGTGATCATGGTCGGCAGGCCGTTGATAAGCCCCTGCGCCATGTTCAAGATGAACTGGATGCCGGTGTCTACCAGTTGGCCCGCATTGGCGCGCAGCCCGCTGGCCAGGTTGGCCGCAATGGGCAGCGCCTGTGCCAGCAATTGCGGGATGCCCGTAACCATTCCTTGCCCCAGCTGGGTCATCAGGTCGATGCCGCTTTGCAGCAGCTGCGGCCCTACGTTGGTGGTCAGGTCGGTGAAAATGCTGCCCAGCCCCTCGGCCAGACCGGTAAAGCCGCCGCTGGTAAAGCCATCCGTAAGGGTCTGCAGGTAGCCGCTGGCCAGGCTCACAGCTGCGCCCAGCTTGCCGCTGACCGAATCAAACAGCGCAATGCCCAGGTTGGCAGCGTTGGTTTTCAGGCTCTCCATCCGGTGGGCCATCGTGTCGGTCATGGTGGTGTAAGCAGTCTCGGTCGCACCGCTGCTGTCCACCATCTGGCCCAGTACATCGTTGAACTTCTCCGCGCCGGAGTTCGCCAGCGAGAGTGCACCCGTACCGGCTTCCACGCTGGACCACAGCGCCGCAAACTTGGTGGCATCGCCGCCCACGCTGTCATACAGCACCTGCAGCACGTCGCCCAGGCTCTGGCCGCTATCCATCAGTTCAGCAAAGCCCTGGCCGGTCTCTTTCTGCAGGATCTTGCCCACGGTCGAGCCGGTGTCGCCCAGCTCGTTCAGCATGGACTTGGTATAGGTGGTGGCCTCGGCGGTAGCAATACCGTTGGCCGTCATAATGGCCAGGCCGCTGGACAGGTTTTCCACGTTCACCTTGTAGGCTGCCGCCAGCGGGATGACCCGGCCCATGCTGGCCGAAAGTTCGTCTACGCTGGTTTTGCCCAGGTTCTGGGTGGTCAGCAGCACGTCCGAAACATGGGTCGCTTTGTCGGCACCCAGGCCGTAGGCGTTCAACGCTGTGGTCAGGATGTCGACCGCCGAGGAACTACTGGTAAAGCCCGCAGCGGCCAGCTTAGCCGCCTGCCCGGCAAAGGCCACGGCATCCCCTGTGTCCTGCCCGGCGCTGATAGCCTGGTAGGTGGCCTCGGCCAGGTCACCCGCCGCAATGCCCATCGTGCCGGAAAGGTCAGTGATCTGGCCTTTCAAATCCTCGATAGAGACCTTGGAGGTATCGGCGATTGTGCCAACCTTGGCGACCTCTGTCTCATAGGCGCTGCCCTCGGTAAAGGCAGCCTGCAGCATCTTGCCGATGCCCGCCGCCGCAAGGATCTTGCCCACTGCGCCGATCAGGCTCTTGCCCAGGCTCTGCCCGGCAGTAGCACCCGCAGCGGTTACTTCCCCGCCCAGCGCTTCACTGATCTTGCCGCCGATGCCGGTGGCCGAGGGGATGATCTCAACATAGGCTTTCGCCAGTTCGGTTTTGCTTGCCATGGCATCAGCCTCCCTTCAAAATTTCTGCTTTGGCCGCTTCAAACTCGGCAGCCGTGGCAAAGCCGGTCACCTTGCGGCGGTGAGCCGTGCCCAACAGGGTATCCAGCACCGGGGCAGGGCGGTTGCGGCCATGCTGGGCGTCTTCGGTCTTGCTCCACACCAGCAGCTGCAAACTGTCAGCCATCGCGCCCAGCAGCAGCGTGTCGGTCGTTATCGGGGCATGGTTCAGCGCCATGCAGGTGCGGCTTGTCTCCCGCAGGCCCCCGGCCAGGGTGGCCGCCAGCGGCAGCCCCAGGGCGCGCCAGTCCAGTACATGGTAGGTTTCCGCCATGTCGCACACCAGCTCGTCCGGGGCCAGCGCTGCCATCCGGGCCAGGGTCAGGAGTTTTTTCCCGCTTTGTAATCCAGCAGGATCTGCACAAAGTCGTTGGCGACAGCCTCGCCATCGACAATGCCGTCCTCATCGCGGTGGAGGTCGTACAGCTTTTTCTTCAGGTCTTTGCCCAGCAGCAGGTTCAGCGCATCGCTCAAACCGGCATCGCTGCCGCGCTCCACTTCCACCAGCGCGTCCAGCAGTTCCATGTTGTGGATGCGCTTTTCCGGGATGGCGTAAACAAAGCCGCTTTTTGTCTTGCCGGTGATCATGCCGTTTTCTCCTTGATGTACTCGTAGTGGGTGTTGCCGTCCGTGTCCGGCGTGGCGGTGATGGTAATGTCATACCCCAGCGCTTCCTCATCGGCGTAGACGATATCGTCCATCTCGGTGATCTTGGCCTTGGGCACGACCACGCGCTTCAGCACGCCGTTCAGGATCAGCTCCACCACCCAGGCCTTGTCCTCGGCAGCGCTGCTGTTGGCCTTAACGGTCAGCCCGGCCTGGACGGTGCCGGTCACGTTGTCATCACCGTATACGGTTTTCAGCACATCGGGGTTCAGTGCTTCCAGCAGCTTGAACTGGAAAGTGTCGTCCTTCTCTTTCTGGTAGGTGTACACGGTATCGCCGCCCCAGGCCTTGATCTTGTCACCGTCCGGGCTGTTCGCGTTGGTCAGGCCGTCCTCGCTGATATAGCCCAGGCACACAAATGCTTCATCCAAAGCGGTGGTGGCATCGGTGGGCAGCGTAGTGCCAACAGGCGCACGGTACACTGCGCCGCCGATCTTGGGCTTACTGGTGGTTACATTTTTGGTGTCTGCCATTACAGGCTCCTTTCCCGTGTCCAGTGTGGACACGCGGTTATTCGTAATAAGTCACCGCAAAAACCGCCTGGTAGCGGTATTTTTTGGTTTCGGTATCGGTAAAATTGTAATCGCGCTCCAGCTTGCAGGCCCCCACCTGGTCAAGCGTGGGCAAAGCCAGCATGGCTTCGATCACGGCATCGTCCAATTGTGCTGCCTGTAACAACGTGGGCGCGTAACTCTGCACGGCCAGGCTCATGCGGCGGATATGGTCATGCCGCTCAGCCCCGGTGCGCTCCAATACAACAAAAGTGCCGGAGGCTCCCTCCGGCACTTCCATCGTCACAGGAACACCCAGCCGGTCGCGCAGATAATCCAAAACAGTCGTTTCGATCATCGCAAAGCCTTTTCTATGGTGTTGTTGTGGTAGTTGTCGCGGCGGGCCTCAGCAGTCTGGGGATACACGGTGGCAATGGCGCGGGTCTCTTTCTGCATGCTGTCCACAGCGTAGCCTGCACCGCAGCGGGCGGCAATCTCCTCGGCATGCTCGGTGCAGATGGCCTGCATCTCCTTGCTTTTCAAAAGCCGCCGCACCCCGGCGCTGTTCAGCTTGATTTTTACCTTAGCCATACCGTTCCACCTTTACCTGTTTGTTCCATGCCAGCGGTACAAGGCTTTCCATGCCCTGCACCACATCGCCGTAGGTGCGGAACTTCTGCCCGAAAAACTCCACGGTCACGTTGTGCCAATCATGGCTATCCCCTTTTGGCAGGGCCAGCGTGTAGGCCAGCCGCCTGCCAGTCAGGGTCAGTTCGTTCACGATGGCAGCGGTGTCCGGGGCACCAACCAGCACATTGTGCACGGTCACGGGCACTTCTTCATACACCGGCGCATGGAAAGCATCCTCGCCGGTCTGGTGCTTCTCGTACAGCACCACATCAATCCCCCGCAGCATCGCAAAGCCCCTCCACCGGGCTGGCCGCGCCGATGCGGTTGCCCGCACCCAGCAGCTTCTTCTCCAGTTTGGAAAGGTACAACTCCCCGGCGCTGCCGCTGCTGCCCATGGTCCAGCTCTGGGTATAGCCCAGCGCTGTAGCGGACCCCTGGGTAGCGCCCATGGGGTACAGCGGGGTCTCGCCGCCGGTGCCGTCACCCAGCAGGCGGCGCACCATCCGGCAGGAGACCAGCCTTTTCACGTCCGGGTCGGCCTCCCGCCCATAGGCGTCAATGATGGCAGCCGCTTCCTCTAATAGGTAAAAGCAGCGGTTCCGTTCCTCATCACTCAGGGTGCGGAACCCGCTCTCCACGTCGTCCAGATCGGCGTATCCCATGGGGTGCCCTCCTTATCAGGCCTCGGTGCGCTTGATGTACAGGGTCTGCGGCTTGGAGACCTTGATGCCGTAGACCTTGCGGCCCTGCACGGCGCTTGCGCCGATGTACTTGCCGCTGCCGGCCAGATCCTGCAGGTGGACGGGGACCTGCCACTCCATCACGCGGTGGCACCAGTTCGGGTGGCCAGCAATGAACTCGGTGGTGGTTTTCTTGCTGGTTACGCGGGTGGTGTTCTCGTAATCCATGTTGTTGGATTCAAACACGTTGAAGCCCGCGATCTTACCGGCCACGCCCGCCTGCACCATCTCCTGAGACAGGTCGCCGCGCTTGATGAAATGCTCATCCAGCATCAGCACTTCCAGGTACTCGGGCGAGACGATCATAAAGCGGCCATCGGCGGGTACGCCCTTGCGGCTCAGCACGCGCTTGGCCTCCAGCGCCAGCTTGTAGGCGTTGGCCTCGGTAGTGGCGGTCTTGGTGGCGCTGATGGTGGCGCCGCTGGCGGCCTGCAAAGCCTCGATGGACTTCTTGTCGATGGACAGGCCCAGGCTGTAACCGGCGCTGTCCAGGCGGTCGGCCACAATGCCATCGGGCACACTGGCGGCATCAAAGCCGTCGATCAGCTCGTTCACGGCCTCATCCTGGTCGATGTTCAGCTCCAGGTAGGTAGTGGTACCGGCCTCGGGGTCGATGCCGGTGGCCTTGTTGTAGTCCTTGACAGAGACCTCGGTATCACGCACCGGGATCTTGACCTTGCCCGCCTTGGGGTCGCCCTCATAGCGGTTGTTAAAGATGTAGTTGTCACGGGTCACAAGCTGGTTGCGCAGCTTAGCGTCCACCAGCTTGCTCCAGCGTTCCTGATTTGCATGTGCCATAATTGGCTCCTTTCTGTAAAACTTACACTTTCAAGTTCGGATTCATCGACGCGAAAGCAGCCTCCACGCCGTCCACCATGCCGCCCTTGCCGCGGGCGGCGGCCTCGCCGCCGTCTTTCACGTTGGGGTAGCCGCCGGGAGCGGCATCAAAGGCCCAGGCCTTGCCTTTCACCAGGGCATCCAGCGCGGTCTTGATGTCGCTGGTGCGGTCCTTGCTGGCTTTCAGCGCCGCCACATCAAGCATCCCGCGGATGGCCTTTACATCGCGGCCGCGTGCATCGCGGATGGCACCGTCCAGGGCGGCATCAAAGGCAAAGCTGTCGGCCTGGTCGGTCAGCTGGCCCTGCAGCTTGGTGATCTGCCCTTTCAGGTCGGCCACGTCCACCCCCTCAAAGGCTTTCAGGCCGTCTTTGGCGGTGTTCAGCTGCTTGGTCAGGTCATCCACCTGGCCTTGCAGGCTGGCGGCCTTGGTCTTTTCGGCGGTGACGTCCCTGCCGTTTTCGCCCATCAGCCAATCCAGCTGTTCATCGGTAATGCCGGGGATCTTGTTCTTGACTTCTTCGCGTTTCATAAGGGTTCCTTTCCGCCTGCGCTTTGTTTACGCGGGTCGCATCCGCCCTGGCTGTGCAGTTTTACGCCATGCCGGGCAATTTTGGGTATAAAAAACGCCCGCCCCGGCCTCATGCGGCCAGAAACAGGCATAAAAAAACCACGGTGCGGTTGCATCGTGGTTAAAATGGATCTATCAACAGGAACGGGGAACGGCATCTGAACCGTTCCCCATCGATTGGCATTTGGCGGGTGTGCCCCTTCCCGCATTTCTTTTGGCCCAATGGGCGCGTAGCAGCACAATCTCTACTTCAAATGCAATCTTATCCTACGCTTATTATAGCAGATTCATTCCTTTATGTAAAGAACAGGATTCTTCTCCATCAGTTTTTTAAGATTCTTTTCACGAATCCGATAAAATGTCATAACAGAATTTTTGAAATCCGGGTTATCCGTATCCAAAACCAGCCGCAAGACGACATTCAAATTCGTGTCAGGAAGTTTCTTAACAGCAAATACAGTGCCTACGTTTTTTATGTCCTGAATCAGAATGTCCGGGGACAAAATGGATTCGCGTCCATATTGTTCAAACAAAAGATAATCCTCTGGATGTCGTTCCTTAATATGCGCGATTCGTTCATCCGTCACGACAACTTCTGTGGTCTGCAAATGACCAAACGTGGAAATGAGAGGAGAAGGGTCTAAGTTACCAAGAACTGTCAGTTCTATCTTCTTCACGCTCCCATCGCTGTCGATGGAACCAAGTATAGCACGATTCTGCGTGGATGTAAAGGCGGCTTTCCTCGCCGCATATGCTGCCCGCTTCTGGGCGTTGATGCGCTCCTTGTTGGCGGCATAATTCACCCGGCGCAGTTTGTTGATGTCCCCATCAGCGGCACGGTACTGGCGCAGGTACTTGTCCGGATCGTACCCGGCCACGGTGCTGCGCCCGTCAAACCGTATCGCGTACTCACAGTCGCAGTTGGCGTGGATGTGCTCGGCATGCCCGCCTTTGATGGCTGCCTGGCTGGCTTTCTGCCAGCCGCGGCTTGCCAGCGTCAGGCAAAAGGCGCAGGTATCGCCCTGGGGCACCCAGGCCCACTCGGCCCCGTCCCGCAAGGCGTTTTTCAGGGTCGTGTCGGCCCCGGCGCGCTTGACTAAGCGGCTCACTCCCTGCTGCATCTGGGGCTGGCTGGCTTTGGTAGCCTGCACCATCCGGGCTACCTCGCCATAGCTTGCCGGTTGGGCAGGCTCGGCGGCAGGCACCCCGGCTTTGGCCGCAGCGGCCAGGGCATCGTACATCTGGCAGGCCAGTTCGGCGCTGCCCTCGCCGTACTTTGTCACCAGCGCGTGGGCGTAGGCGATCAATGCATCGGTGTCCCCGGTGCCGTGGGCGGCTATGTAGTCAGCCATCAGCTGCCCGGCTTTTTTATTCAGCTTCGCCAGCTGCTGGGTGTACGCCGCCCAGGCCGTCGCCGTTATCCTCATTTTCCACCTCTAACAGTGTTTTCTGCCCCCGCACCCGCTGCTCCTGGGCCTTGATGCGCAAAATGTCCGCCTGGTCAAAACCGATCATCTCCAAAAACGTATCGGTGCTGGCAAACTCCTGCCGGGCCGTGGCGATCTTGATGGCCGCATCGGCGGTCACGGCTACGCTGGGCATCGCCGGGTTCTTGAAGTGGGCTATAACGTCCCGCTCCTCCTCGGTCAATTCATCCAGCGTCACGCTGCGGGCAATGGCCTGGGCCATCTGGGCAATGGTGCGCAGCGCGTCACCGTTGCCGGTGTTCAACTGCTGGGCCATCAGTACCAGGGTCTGGCTCTGGGCCAGGATCGCATCGCTGCTGGTGGGATTGGCATCATTGATCACGCCCACATCGGTCACGGTCAGGCCGGTGGCGGCGGCAAACTGGGTGGCGGTCATCCGCATTTTTTCCACATGGGGTGCCAGGCTGCCCTGGGCCAGCTGGCCAAACAGCGGGTTTTCTCCGGTCTCTGGGTTGCTGGTAGCGGTCAGCAGGCTGCCCACATAGGTTTTGAACTTGTCGTTCATGATGGTATCGTACTGCTCATCGGTCACGCCCAGCAGATATTTCTGGGGCGTGGTGTCGAACTCCAGCGCCACGGTGGCGTTCGCAACAATGCGGACATAATCATCGATCAGTGCGCGGATGGCCTTTTTCAGCCGGGAGCGGCCAAAGGGTTTGTCGCTGGTGGCGTTCCAGATCAGCGGCTCCATCAGAGGGCGGCCCATACGGTGCCGGTGGCGTGTGGCTCGCCACTGGTTCTGCACCATTTCCAGCACGATGACCGCCTCATCGGTGTAAAAGTTGACAAGGCGGGGCAACCAGCGCCCTTTGAACTGCTCATCCGGCACGGTGTCAATGATGGCAAGCCCGCAGTCGATGCGCCCTTTTTCGCCGCTCCACAAAGCCGCTGCTGTGACGGGGCTGTGGAAACGGACCCGGCAGCCTATGGCATCATCGGCGGAGAGTGAGGCAAACACACAGCCATATTTCAGCTCATCCCGGCAGGCCTTGCTGTACTCGGCAATCAACCGGTTGTTGGCTACCATCTGGGTCAGGGCTTCGGTGTTTTTGCCTACAAAACCGTCAAACATGCTGCGCGCAGCCAGCACATCCACGGTTTTCTGGCCCCAGTTGCAGCCGACCTCCAGCTTTTTGATGCCGCCGGGCAGCGCAATGCCGATGTTTACATCGTTCAGGGTGATGTGCCCCTCGTAGTATTTGTCTTTGGTCTCATTGTAGGGCTGGTGGTAGTTGAACACCTCGGCCAGCGTTGCCAGCTGCCGGTTTTCCTCCAGGGTCAGCCCTGTGATGATGCCAAAATGCAGGTCGGTCATCTTTGCTCCTTTTAGCCGATGCGCATCTTGCGTGTCGGGTCTCGTTTGCAGGTTTTTGCGCCCCAAAGGGCCAGGGCACAGGCTTCCACCGGCAGGCTGTTGTCGCCGCCAAAGCCGTACCCGCCGCCGATGGGCCGCTTGATGGCGGTCACCGCGCTCTCGTTCAGCACCGTCTGGGGGCGATACCAGGTCAGGCTGTGCTCGTTCACGCTGTTGGTAAAACCGCCCACCGCCGCGATCACATCTTTCGTGCCGGGGCGGATGACGGAATTTTTCGCTTTCCAGATGGGGCGGATGCGCTCCACCAGCACGTCCACGCCGTTGCGGCCGTCAATGACCACACAGCTGGCGCGGTCGTAGCGGACATTCAGCCAGTCGGCCAGCCAGCCGTACCCCTGCCCCGAGGGCCGCATCTCGATCAGCGAGACGCGGGCAGGTCCCTCTTTCGGGATGACCGCACCACACAGGCAGACGGCAGAACCATCGGCGGCAAACTTTACCCCATAGGCGGTCTTGCCCTCGGGTTTCAGCTCATCGCTGGCGCACTGCTCCCAGGCGGTTTTGTTTAAAGGGTAGTCGGTTTGTTCTGTCAGCACCGGGCTCCACCAGCCCAGGCGCTCCCGGGCGAAGGTGTCGGGGTCCATCTGTTCCACCTCGCCCTCAATGGTGGTCAGCTGGATGCGCCGCCCCAGCGCCGGGTTGGTTGCCGCCCAGCGGCGCTTGTCGGTCACATCCCCGATTTCGGGCACGGAAAACTCAAACCAGGCGGTCTTGCGGCTCTCGCCTTCCAGCGCCTTGTTGCGGATGCCCCGGAACACCGTACCCACGGCGGTCTCATCGGGCGGGGTGCCCAGGTACAGCGTCTGCGGGTTCAGGCTGGCCGAGATGGCCGGCAGAAAGGATGCCTGTTGGTTCGCGTCCAGTTCCTGGGCCTCGTCAAAGATCAGCAGGTCACCATGCTGGCCGCGGCCGCCGTTACGGGTGCGGGCCAGAAACTTGATGCGCGCGCCGGACTTCAGGATGATCTGCTCGCGCCCGATGGCCGTCTTGATCTCGGCCACATAGCGCCGCAGCTTGGCTCCCTCGAAAAAGTCCCGCATTTCCTCAAAAGTCTCGGTGGCGGTTTTCTGCAGGTGGGCGGTGTAGATGACCTGCTCGTTGTACATCAGCATCCCGGCCTCGCTCCGGGCCTGGATCAGCAGGCTTTTGCCGTTCTGGCGCGGTACGCTGCCGCCCGCCGTCGGTGCGGCCCACTTGCCCGCCGGGGTAAACCCCATCCAGTCGTCCAGTACGTCACCCTGCCAGGGGTCCAGCACAGTGCCGCCTACCCGCACCAGCTTGGCAGCGTCCAGCCCGTCCGACCGCTGGTACTCAGGCGCGATCCTTTCGGACGGCTCCTGGCTTCCCATCAGCGGCGCGCTCGCCAAGGATGTCGCTGACTTCGTCGCCATGGTTATTTGCTCCCTCGATTTCTTCAATTTCCCGGATGGTCTCCCGGTACTGTTTGGCCAGCGGCGGCAGCGCCTTGGGGTCGTTGCAGCTGTCGATACTGCCCGCCAGCACTTTTGCGAGTTCCTTCAACTGCAAAAGCCGGTCGTTCCGGGCCGTCACGCTCTTCATCTTCATTCAAAAACTCCCTGTGTGTAAATCGGCGCTGGACAGGGCGAGGTCGCCACCGCGGGGCCGGGGGACCCTCCCCCACTACCAGTTTCCATCGCTGATTTGGGGCGCTTTTGTGATTTTTTGCCCCGAATCTGCCACGAAAACGCCTGTTTTGTTGCCCTTTTGCGCGTTGCAAAAGTAATGCGCAGGCTGCAGGTTGTCCCAATCCTCGGCTGCAGCGCGGGGCGAAGCATACCCGAACTGCCGCCACTTCGACACAGGATGGATCTCATCGATCACAAAGGATAGTGGGTGCGCGGCATCGGAAGGCTCGTCGTAATGGATCGGCCCCAGCCTGCCGTGGCAGATACCACACTCTCCGCCCATGGCCCGCAGCCTGGCGCGGTATTTGCGGCGCAGGGCCCCGTTGGCATACCGGGGATTGCCGGTCGGTCGTTTCTCCATAGGCACCCCCGGTGGTTATTTTCAATAGCCGCCCCGCCAGCACACAGACAGAAGAGAAAAAAGGATGTGTGAGCTTCTCCGGGCTGGTGGGGTGGATGGCACAGGCGGAAGGGCTTGCACCTTCATCCTGCGGTTTTGGAGACCGCTGCTTTACATTAAGCTACGCCTACAAAAAAGCGCCGGTCTTTCCCGGCTGTCAGCTGTGATAAAGAATAGGAGGATTCGCTATGGACGCAATCGCCACCGGGGGCTGCCCAAACCCCGGCAACACAAAAGCCGCAAGGCGGTTTCCCGTTCCTTACGGCTTTTGATGATACTATTATAGTGTAGGAAAATAGTGAATTACAATGAACAATTACGACTTTTCTATAGATGGTTGCTTGAATGCATCAATAATATTAATTGTCGGTAAAACCAACGGTGGAATGTTGGCGACCATGCAAAGCGAGGACACCGTGCTGCGCACATAAGGAAACAGGATGGCAGTTGCGTTGTCAACAGGTAGACAATCGCCGTTGGTAGAGAAATGGCCCTTTATTGCCAAATCGGCAAAAAAACCATTTTCGTCTTCCTCCGTTCCAATTGTGAGATAGATCGTTACATTGTAGTGGGCATCTTGACTTTCATCTGTCTTGGGAAGGGATTCTATAGTACGGTTCATTTTAATGTCCATCTGTACTTTTTCGCCACCGAAAGAATCTCCAAGTTTAAAACTGATTTGGGGAACCGAATAACCATAGAACTGCAAAACAAGGCTATTTATGTTCGGCATGGTGTACCTCCAAATGTAAGACTAGGCTGAGAAAAAATATTAGAGAAGAAGTTGTGAGGCATGGGATAATAGCTTTCTGTGCAAGCCTGTAACGAAACAGCTTTATATCCCAGGGCACTTTCGATTGCTTCGTTTTCTTTTGGGTCGAGCTTGGACTTATTCAATTGCCACAATTTGATAAAGTTCTCTCGATTCTTCATCAGAACAATCAGGTTATTAGGCGCTGCATCTTGAAGAGCGCCACCCTCATAACGCGCAATCGTTTTGTCACCAAAACCAAGGATTTTCGAAAAAGCAACCTGTGTTGCACCGTATTTCTTTCGTATTTTTTTGATTTCATCAGGAGATAGAAGTTTTTCCTCCTGGCGGTAGGTCGTGTAAGCAGACTGCAAATTACTCTCTGTGATGTCATCATTTTCCATGTATTCTCCGCAACAAGGACATTTTGCCTTGAGCGCAGTAATTACAACCTTTTTCCCTTTAATTATGTATTCTTCGTTTTCGTAAATAGGGTTCAATTCATGTTCTTTCAAACAGTTTAAACAAATCCATTTTGCCATAAGCTCAGCCTCCTTTTTTGTGGTAGTAGTGTACCACATGGGTTTTGAGAAAGCTGTAATTATTGTGCGTTATCTTCATGAAAACTGAGAACAACGAGTCTTTTGCCGTTACAACTGACGATTTCTAATTTGATGTATATCATCAGCCAGTCTACTTTTTTCTTAAATACCCAGATACTTTCGTCTGCATAGTTGGGACGATTGTCAGGCACAGGGCCATAACAATAATCGTCGTACGTTAGTGTAGAAATTTCTTCATAAACATCACTAAGAGTTAAACCCAAGCCTGACAGGGTCTCTCGGTTTTTGGTTTTATTGGAGTGAAAAGTACATCGCTTTTCTGCTATTGCTTCGCGGACTTCGGACAGATAAGCGTCCACATCGCTTTGTCCTACTTTAGGATTGATAGGAACCACCTTCTTTTGGAAAAGTATCATATGGTACCTTTATAATATTCCACTAGGTGACTTTTGTCAAGTGGATTATTCACAAATATGTACTTTTTGCACACAAGCCTTATATAGCTTTATACAATAGCGAACACTTATATTTAGACTTTCGGCAATTTTTTCGTAAGTTTGCCCCAACAGATACCGCCTGCGCAGGATCTCGTGGTCCCGCGCATCGGCAACCTGGTCAAGGACGGCCACCACCTCGCGCCGGGTCGCCCCGCAGAGGTTGATCTGCGCCTGCAGTTCCTGCTGGGCAGCCACGATGCTTTCCACCGCACGGGGCAGCGCCTGGCCGTCCCCTCCTCCGCCCGGCATGCCTGTCAGGGCGGCTGTGGTTTTGCAGGCCCGGGCGCGCTGGGCTTCTAGCTCCTGCCGCAGTTCCTCCTCCAGCCGCAGCGCATCACGGTAGCGCCGCAGCCAGCGGACTTTTTCTTCATAGGACATGATGAAGATTATCCTCCTGTAAAGTAGAAAGAATACGAACGGCTTCTTTTATTGCATTACACCCTTCCGTATCCCACTGAATATTTGGTATAATAGATAATAACTCGTTGCATAATTCATTGTACATAAATTACTCCTTGGATGGTGTTTAAAATGATTGCAGCCCGCAAAGAAGCGGATATTAAATATCAAGCTTTTTTAGACAATGATAAGGTAGATGTGAACTTTGCAAAACTTGAATATGTTTATAAAAGCTATATTAGCCTTTTGGACAGAATTGAGTCTATTTCCAAGTTAATGGGCGAACGGCAGTTCTTAACAGAGTTGCATTTTATAGGACCGATTTTCCCATTAAATGCGCATGAAAAATATCATGAAATTAGCGATAGAATCCAAAAGGAGGTTTCTGACTTTTTCAAAGATTCGAAAATATTCTTGAACGATTTCACGAGATTTTACTTGAGCGAAATAGGGAAAGATGATAAACGTGGCATTACGCCCAAAAGCTTTGGAAGCTGCCTTAACTCGGTATTGAAAAATTTTGAAACCTTACCAGGGCATAGTTCTTTTGTATACAGATCATTTATCCGATACGGAAGACAAATTGACGCAACCATTTGCCATTACCGAGACAAGTTTATAGAACACAGCGATTCGTTGTCTGCGCCAATGTTAAATACTGGCCCTTATTCATTAAAACTTATGCACATGGAGAGTAATTCATTTGGAAGACCTCGGTCAAGTAGGGAGCAGCTAAAGGCTGATAAATTGTTTCTGACATCGCATGATATGTTCATAATGAACACAAAACACGGCACACATTGTTTTGTTCATACATTTCCGTATTATACAAATGGGGAAACCATTCTGTCAGGTGCTCAAATTGGCGAAATGTATGATGGCACACAGTTACACTTCAAAAAATATGGAGCTCATGCGCACTACTTTCCCCCATTGAATGAGGATGGCGAAAACGAATTTTCGCTGCCAATACATATTCAACAAATAGGTGAATCGCCAGACCTGTTATATTCTATCGATTTAATTACACGATTTACCTTTACGGCATTTGACACACTTATGGCATATAAAGAAGGCCAGTAATTATGGCTCTCATCCCTGATATACAGGCCGGTATCGTCCCTCCAGATAATCCATGATAACAGCAGCCGCAGCTTCCCAGCCTTTGCAGACTTCGACCGCATAACCAGCTTTGCGCAGGGCGGCGATCCATGTCTTTTGTGCCGGGGATACGGTGCCTCCGTGCTGGCGTTTCAACTCAATATACAGGCCATTATAGGGTGCGATCATGTCGGAGGGGCCTGTTAGCCAATGCCCGCTGCGCTTAACTGGCAGAAAGATGTCTGGCACTCCGGCTTTTACGCCCATGGTGCGGAACCTGGCAGCTTCAGATTTGCTGCGCTTGCCGCCGTTGGGGATGTGGTACATCAGGGCAAGTTCTGGATACTTGCTGCTTTGCAGTGCAGCCCAGCGAAACAGGCAGATCTGCTCAGTATCCTCGGTAGGACAAAGTTCCCGGGCGGTAGTGCTCATATGTCCTCCCCTTCCAGTAGTGCCCGCAGGTGGGGTGTACTCAACACCGCCAGAGGCTGTTTTTGGGTAACAGTGGGAAGCTGTGCAGCCTTTATAACACGCCCCACCTGTTCTTGCAGCATCTGGCTCTGCCGCAGGTAGGCGGTCGCGGTTTGCTCCACGGTAGGGGCATCCTCGGGCGTTTCTACAATATCCAATTCTTCTTGCAAGGCCTGTTGGGCACAGTGCTGCAGGCGTGAAAATGCCCAATCGGCACCGTCAAGCTCCCAATCTGAGAACTGACGGTAGTTTTCCAGCGTGGCGGTATGCAGACGTACAAGCCGCTGTGCCCCAAAGTGCAGTGCTCGGTGGATGGCCAGGGCGAAAATCAGCCAGGTAAAAGTGGCGGCCCGATCCCCGGCGATGCGCAGCTCCTGCTCACGGCGACTTTTGGGTGCCCGCCGTAACGGTACGCGAAAAGTTAGGGCACCATCCGGCAAATCAAGTCTGTCCAGTTTGCTGCGCAGCCAGGCGATGACTTCCTCCCGCGATTGCCGGGCCAGCCTCTTTGCGGCGGCTTCCTGGATAACCAGCGCCTTGGCGGCTACGTCATCCTGCCGCTTTTTTCCGATGCCCTCGGTCTGGTGCAGCGCAATAACCAAGCACCACGATACGATTTGAGAGACCGCCTCCCGTGTGCGGTCTTTTTCTTGTAAAAGGTCACGCATGGGCGGCCTCCTCCCCTTCTTCCATCAGGTCAAACAACGTGGGGGCGCTCTGCTCCGCATCGGCGGTTTCACAGTAACCTACGCCATCGCGGAAATAATCTGGGTTCAGCTCCACGCCTTTCCCCTTTCGGCCCATCTTTACAGCCAGATACGGTACTGTGAACAGGCCGGCAAAAGGGTCAGCTACCAGATCGCCCGGATTAGAATAGCGGTTGATGAGCCGCTCCACAATATCCAGCTGCAGCGGGCAGACGTGCATCTGCTGGCGGCGTCGGCTCTGGCTGGTGTTGAGTGTGCGCATGCGGTTTATGTCGTCCCATACGGTCATGTCCCAGCTGCCGGGTGCTACCACCATAAAGGTGGACGGCAGGCGGCCGTCTTTGTCGAGTTCCTCGGCCAGTTTTACATGCTCGTTGTAGTCGTAAACGGTGCCTCGGCTATACTTGCGGTAAACGCTTTGCAGCTTGCTTACCGGGATGCGTTCCAAATCTTCCCGCCCGAAAGGCCGGTCGCCGCTTGAACGCCAGAAAGCATGGGCATCAATCTGCCATTGTGCGCGGGTGTAGTTGGCCTTGTCTTTGCTTACCCGCACATCGGCATAGCCTTTGCTGTGGTCGGTGGGCAGTTTGCGGAACAGCAGGATGTATTCCGGGCAGCCTACGCCCATTTTGGTGCCGTCCTTACATTGCTCGGTCCAGCCCAGGCGGTAGGTCTGGTTATTTTCCCGCACCACATCGGTAACAACGGTAATCATGCCAAAGTAGGCAAAGCCGTGGCGGATGAAGTGCGAGATGCAATCCGCGTGGAACGGCTCAATCGTCGGCATCCCCATGCCGGTGACGTTGCCAAACTGCACACGGTCTTTTACGTGGATGGCCGCCACGCGGCCCGGCTTCAAGGTGCGCAGCAGTTCCGGGGTCAGGTAGTCCATCTGCTTGAAAAACTCTGCATCGTCCGGGTTATGGCCAAAATCGTTATAGCTGGGGCTGTATTCGTAGTGATTGCCAAAAGGAATGCTGGTCACATACAGGTCAATACTGTCCGCGGGCCAGCTGCGCACCTCCTCAACGCAATCGTTGTTGATGGCGGTATAGTTTTTGCCGGTGACTTCCACACGCTCACATCCAATCGTTCGTTTCAGGGCTTCCAGGGCAAGGCTGCCCAGGCCGTAGGTTTTTATGATTCCTTCCATCTGGGCGCTCAGTTCATCGTACTGCCGCCATTTGCGCTGCAAAGTCAGCAGCACTTCGCTTTCGGTATCCATGTACAGGATGTCGATGATGACCGGATTTTGCTGCAAAAAGCGGTAGATACGGTGGACGGCCTGGATAAAGTCGTTGAACTCGTAGTCGATGCCCATAAAGATGGCTCTGTGGCAGTACCGCTGGAAGTTGCAGCCCGACCCAGACAGGCTTTTTTTGGTGCCGAACAGCCGGGTGCGCCCCTGCGCAAAGTCCATGACGCGCCGTTCGCGGGTCTCTAAGTCCATGTTGCCGTAGATGTCCACCATCTCCGGCAAGGCCCGCTTCAAGGCGCGGCGCTCTTCTTCAAGGTCGTGCCAGATCACAAAATGGTCAGTAGGGGCAGCAGCTACGATGCGGGCAGTTTCAGCAGCACGGATCTCGATGCTGTCCCGCTTTTCCCGCGCGGCATCGGTCAGTCCCATGGCGGCATCATGGCCCAGTTTAAGCTGGCCGTCCGGCTCAAAATCGGCCGGGCGTTCAGCGCTGGTCAACTTGTGGTAGCGAATATCCATAGGCGGCAGGCTGTAGCCCTCATCCGAAAAGCCAAGGTCGGATGGCTTTTGCAGAAACAGCCCCCAACTAGCACACCAGATCCAGAACTCCCGCTCCCTGCCTGGGTACAGGGTCAGGTTGTTGGCCTTGGTCGAATCGCGCTTGAAAAACCGCGTCAACGCCTGCCCGGTGTCCATCACTTCCAAAAATCCGGCATAGTGGATCAGTTCTTTGTAGCGGTTGGGGCTGGGTGTGGCGGTGTTGGTCAGCTTATACCGTACACCCTTGAACTTTTGCATAAATTCTTGATAGGTCTTGCTGCCAAAGCTGCGCAGCGTGGCCGCTTCGTCCAGGCTTACGGCCGTAAAGTAATGCGGGTCAATATCCCCATCCCGGACGCGCTCATAGTTGGTCAGGATGATGGGCACCTGGCAGGCTTTCACCTCGGCCATGGTGCGGCAGTAAGGCGGTTCGTCCAGCCCCAGCAGATGTACAGCGTCCGCACGAAACTCTGGCATGACGTTCAGCGGCATCACGATCAGCGTCTGACCGCCGATGTGCTTTTGCAGGATGCGGCACCATTCCAGCTGCATGACGGTCTTGCCCAGGCCGAACCGGGCAAAAAGGCCGCGCCGTCCACCGCGCAGCGCCCACAGGACGCAAACACGCTGGTGGTCTTTCAGGGCTGGGCTGATTTCGGCAGGATCAACCTCAATACCGCTTTGCGGGGCAATATCGATCTTGTTTTCCAGAAATTCCCGGTAAGTCATACATCGCCCACCTGCTTTCTGGATTGAGTAGCGTTTTTCATAGCGAATCTCCATTTATGTCGTTTTATCTCAATTTTTTGATGTCGGAATCGGGCAAGCTCTCAACTTGCATCTGGCGGTAAAGGGGCGTGTCGAGCCCTAACTCCTCATGGCAGGTGATGGCAAGGAGCTTGTCCAGCTGCGTTACCTGGGCGGGCATGCACTCTTTTGCAGCTGCGCATATTTCGGCGATGCTGGGCGGAAACTTCATCGTTTGGGCCAGCTTTACAACACCGCGGGCACAGGCTGCATAGGGGATGTCAGCCAGCGCCACCGCCCATGCCTGGGTCATAGCTTCCGGGTCATTGCCACGGAACAACGTGGGCCAGTAGTTCAGGGCACCGTTCAAAAACCGGGCAGTTTCCTCGTAGGTCATGGGGTACCTCCTGCAATGCGGCGCAGCACCGCGCGGGTCTCATCCAGGCTGCTGCGCTGTGCGGTGGCACTATCCCGCTGCTTGCCCTCCCATGTACGCACCGCGGCTTTCCAATCCTTCATGCTGTTTTTGCCCACCTTCCAGCCGTTGGCAGTGTAGTAGTCAATAAACCGCTGGGGGTCTACGGCGTTCTGGCGCTCACGGCAATAGGCGGTCACCTCTGCCAGTGTGGGTGGGGTAAATCGTTTCCGCGCAGGTGTACGCGCTATACTATCTTCGACGTTAGGAGAAGATAGTATATTCTCCTTCTCCTTTTCCTTTTCTTTGGTATGTTTGGTATCGTCTGGTATACCAGATGTACCATCGTATACGGTGGTATCCCACCGTTTGCGGATGTTTTCCTGCTGCTTTTTGCAGAAATCGCTGTATTTCTTGGTGTCTCTGTCTATCTGCTCCCGAATCGTCGGCCAAACAAACCGCTCGTTCCCACGAAGATCAGGCTCTGCGCCCGTCATGCTGTAGGTTAGGCATGCTGTGAACAAACGCCCGCGCTCCGCGTCGTTGAGGGGTTCAACCGATTTTAAGTAGCTGTGATAGAGGCACACATACTCACGCGCCATAGGCTACACCCGCTTACTCTACGCCGGCAAAGAAATCATCGGCATCGCTGGGGGCCGGTGCAGCGTCCGGCATGGGGGTCTTGCCAGAGGTCTGCTGGGGTGTGGGGGCATCTGCCTCAGGCACCTCGTTGAAAGTCGCCTCTACCGGCTCAGCATAGCCGCGCTCCTCGGCGGTGTACAAGGCACCCAACCGCGCGGGGAACGCCTCACGCAAGGCCTGCACCAGCGCCACCTTGCGGATCATCGTGGCAGGCTTGCCGCTCCACTGGCCATTGGGGCTACCATCCGATTTGCGGCCGGTATACTCGGTCATGCTGACTTCGGCAGTACTGGGGTAAAGGCGGTCTTTGCGGTAGACCTTGGCCCAGCCGCCCAGCAGCTGTTCATTTTCCAGCACAAGGCAGCCTTCGCGCCGCTCGATTTGGCCGTCCGCGGTCTCAACAATGACACCGGCCTGTTCGCCGTTATAGTTCGGGTCGGCATCGGCCCGCTTTTGGAAGGTCTCTTTGCCGACCACCATCGTGGCGGGCGAGCTACCATACTTGATGCAGTACGCCTCGCGCAGCCAGGGGTTCAGGCTATTGTATTTGCACAGGTTGATGAACATCACGACCTCCTGGTCGGTGATGCGCTCGGCGTTGCCGCTGACCAGATAGTTCTTCACAGTGGCAGGTGTCAGTTTGACTTCTACCCCGTTGGCGGTAAAGGTGCAGGGCTGTTCCGAGGTTGTCTTTGCCTTTTTCACAAGGGCGTTTCCATATTGTGCCATAGCGAGTTCTCCTTATTTTTCTTGTGTGGCCGGTACGCGGCCAAATTTGATATGGTTTTCAACCAAAAACTTCTTTAGGCTGTTCAAAACTGCTTTGTCGGTGTAGTAAACGCGGAAGTCCATGTACAATTCAACCGTGTCAGCGGCTTCTGCTGTGCTCTCGACGGCAGCAGGTGGTGCAGGGGGCGTCTCCCCTGTCAGCTGGTGCCGCAGCCCGGCCAACTGTTCCGGTGCTACAGGTCGGGCGGCTTCCTGTTGTCGGATGTGTTCCAGCTGCTGGTGCTTGCGGATGGCCGCGCTAAGGTTCAGCCCTTCGTTCAAATACACATCCAGACAAGCGGGGGCATCTTGTCCACAGCTCTGGCGGATGGTCTCCATGCTCTCATGGATACGCTGCACGGTGGCTTCCAGTTCCATGCGGATGGCATCTATACTGTAGGTTTTGTTTAGCCACTTGGGGTTCCAGACGGCGGCGGGCGGTACCATGGCAACCAACTCACCGGCGATGGATTGGTAGATCTCGATAATGGTGCCGCGCTTGCGTTCCTTTTCAACACCCTCAAATTCCTTGACCTGTGCATCGATAGCCTTTGACGCGGCGGCGATCATACCCTCGACCTCTTTGCACTGGCGTTCAAAATTCTCATAGGGGGCCAGATACTGGGCCTTTACCTCCCGGCGCTTGGCAGCCAGCACATCGGCCAGCTTATTGAGCGCTGCGCGGTCTGCCTTGGCACCACCGATCGTTTCGGGTGTGTAGGCCCGGTCTTTATATTGGGCAAGGCTGGCTTCAACCTCGGCCTTGACTTCCTCGTAGTTCCACGCTACGGCGGGCAACGGCTGCTCCCCCGGCGCGGAGAAAATCATCTGTACCATAACAGGTTCCTTCCTTTTATATAGAGGGCAGGATCAGGTCGGGCAGTGTGTCACTCTGCACATAGCCCCAAAACGCGATCTCAGCCTGCAGCAAATAGTTCAGATCATCCAGCAGGTCAGTCCGCTCAAAACGATAGCAGCGGGTCTCAGCGCGGCTGCCGTCACGGTAAAATCGCTTGAACCGGCAGTTCAGCACGGCAAAATCCCATCCGGTGGCCAACAGCTGGTGCAGGATTTGGACGTAGTAGTTGTCCGGTACACGGCCCTGGCGGTGGCCGGTTTCATCGGTGTAGGTCCACTTTTCCATCTGCATGCTGCGCAAAATCTCTGTGGTTTTACCCTCGTAGATGCCCCGGCGGCCATCTTTGTCCAGTAGACGCCCGTCCAGTGTGGCAAATAGCCACGGATACTGCGGATGACGTACCATGTCAAAAGCACCGCCGTACTGGACGGTATATTCCGGGTGGTCTAGGGCGAACAGCTCCCGGATGGGGGCCTCTGCCTCGTGCCCATACCGCACACAGGCTTTGCCGCTGATGTCCTCCGGCTGGCGACGCTGCGTTTTGTAGTACCATAGCTGCTGATTAGTCATGTAGGGATTTTTGCCGATGATGGCACTGGCCTCACTGGCACCAATGCCGCAAAGGCGCTGTTGTAGCCATTCGGCCTCATTGGCGGGCTGTGCAAGGCCCGTGTCGATGTGCTCAACCATGGGCGATCGCCTCGTCCAGATCTTCCAGCATCGCGGTGGCGCGGCCAAGGTAGTAGCAGACGTCCATCATGCTGTGCTGCGCCTGCTCGCTGGTGGAATGCAGGGTGCCAAGTTTTTGCACGGCCATAAATACAGCGGCTTTGGCTCGGCTGAGCTGCTCTTGTTGGCGGCGGCAGCGCTCTTTCTCGGGCGTGGTGAACTGCCCGTTCCGCGGGTTACGCATGGGGCGTCACCTCCCCTGCCAATGCCAGCATGTCAGCGCATTCGCCCTCGCCGCAGGCGGCAGCCCCGGCCATTATGCGGATGCGGTTCAGCTGTTCGATCTCGGTCATGCTTTTGTTGTGCAGAATGTCCTGCACGGTGCGGTAAAACTCGAGGAGCTTGTCCGGCGCGTTGGTGCGGAATGCCTCGCGCATTACATACGGTGTCATTGCAGCATCCCCTCCATTTCGCACAGGGTAAACCATGCGCCGCAGACCCAGT